TTTTTTATGCTATAATTGAAGACAACTGAATAAAAGGCAACGTACCAACTAGCCGCATTTTTGAGATAACGCAGTACGCGCCATTCTCGGAGATGCGGCTTTTTTATTTCCCCGCCCCGTTGGGCGTAAAACTCGAAAGGAAAAATCATAATGTCCGAACAAGTTGTAGAAACACAGGAAGCCAGTGCTGAACCGTCTGCGGAGACGAAAAACGCCGAGAACCAGCACATGATTCCGAAAAACCGCTTTGACGAAATCAACGAAGCAAACAAAAAACTTCAGGCGCGGCTTGACGCTCTCGAAACAGAGAGCCAAAAACGCCTTGAAACGCAACTGGCAGAACAAGGCAAATATAAAGAACTTGCCGAAGAGCGAGCGCAGAAACTCGCAGAGGCGCAGGCGAAAGCGGATCAACTGGAAGCGACGCAAGCGGTACTGAGTAACCACCTGAAAGCGCAAATCGAAGAAATCCCGGAAGATAACCGCTCTCTCATCCCTGACACCTTGCCGGTCGAGCAACAACTTGATTGGATCACGCGCAACCGCGCAAAACTCATCAAGCCAGCCGCGCCAAACATCGGCGCAGGTCAGCGCGGTGGAAGCGGAGAACAAACCGTAAATCTAACGGCGGAAGAAATGGAAATCGCAAAGCGTTTCAAGATGTCGCCTGAAGAATACGCAAAATTCAAATAACAGAAAACCCTAACGGGTATGAGGTAAATAACAATGGCAGCACCCGAATATACATGGAGTTTCGTCACCGACCTTGAAGGCGGCGGGCGCACTCCTGTTGTGACAACTCTCGAAGCAGCCGCGTCTTTGGAAACAAAAGTCGGCACGCTTCTCATCAATTCCAGCGGTCAAGTAGCCGCTGGGGGCGCGTCTGTTGATGGCATCGTCGGTCTGGCGATGAACGCAACCAGCGCAGCCGCATCCGCTGGCGACGCAGTACAGGTCGCCTTGCTCGCTCCCGGTATGGTCATCAAAGGCGCGGCAGACGCTGACGCATCCGCGCTTTCCGGTTTCGCTGGGAAATTGCAGGACTTGAACGCTGACGGCTCGCTTGACGTAGCCGATACCAGCAACGGCGCACTGAGTGTATGGCGCACCGAAGACAGCGGCTTAACCGTCTACTGCGTGGTCAACCGCGCTAAATTCGCCACAGGCTAAGGAGAAATACAATGACCACACCTATGGTATCCAGCAATTGGACTCAGTGGGTTCTTCCCATCGTCCGCAAAGAATGGCAGCAAAAACTTGAAGCCGTCCCCGCCCCGTCCCTCAACTTATTCGGGCGCGAAACATCCACCGCCGCCGCTGAGTATTCGCAGGGCATGGGCAATTTCGGTCTTGTGCCTGAGTACAACAGCACAACCGCTGAAGGAAACGCCGCTGCTATTCAGTACGACAGCTTCTCCGAACTCTACGAAAAAACCTTTACCCACAAAGAATATGCGAAGGGCGTCGCCATTGAGCGCAAACTTTGGGACGACGACCAGAGCGGTCTTATCCGCCGCCGCGCCCAAATTCTCGGCAACTCGTTTGGCACAACCCGCGCCACCCATGCGGCGAGCGTGTTCAACAACGCTTTCTCATCTGATCACGTCGGCGGCGATGGCGTTTCCCTGTGTAACGCATCTCACCCCGTTAACAAGGTTGACGGAAGCACGACATTTAGCAACGCCGGCAGCACCGCGCTTTCTTACGATGCGGTTATCTCGACCATTATCGCTGGACAAGGCTTGAATGATGATCGCGACAATCCTATGCCTGTGATGTACGATACCCTGCTTATCCCGACAGCATTGCAGGGCGTCGCCTACGAACAACTCAAAGGCTTACTCAAGCCCGGCACCGGCGACAATGACACCAGCGCAATCCCGTACATGACCGGCGGCATCAACATCATCGTTGACCCGTACCTGTCAGATGCAAATAACTGGTTCATGCTGGACAGCGCAATGGCATCCATGCACCTGCTTTGGTATGACCGCGTGAACCCCGAAATTGCTCTTGACCCGTCGAGTGACTTCAATCTCGTTGCGCAGTATCGCGGCTATATGCGCTACTCGTTCGGCTGGGATGACGCACGCTTCATCTACGGTCACGCCGTAGCCTAATCAACCTAATAATGGCGGGGTGAAATTCCCCGCCAGTTTGGAAACAGTAATGAAAGTCGAAATGCTAATCTCAGTAGGCAATCATAAAAAAGGCGATGTTATCGCGCTTGCTGAGAAAAAAGCAAATCAGTTTATCGGCGCTGGCTTTGCGAAACTCTGCACGGAAACCACAAAAACAGATGAGCCGAAAGCAGAGCCAAAGCCGCGCCGAAAAAAAACCGCGAAAGCGGCGAGTTAATCGGGCAACCATGCCCTAAACCCTGCAAAGCAGGTACTCAGTAAAGGACGAACAAAATGGGAACTACTCACTTTTCAAATTTGCAAGCCGCAACCATTACCGCCACGACCAGCTTTGTCGGTGACGTGACCGGTAAAAATATCGTTGCTCCAACCGCCTACGCAGTAGATGGCGCAATCAGTCCTGATGTTGGCGTTGCGTCAATCACCAAGGGTACAGCCGCAGCCGCTACGCTGGCAGCCCCTGGCGCAGGCAATGTCGGCAAAAGCCTTTTGATTTACGCAGGCTCGGCAGCCGCTCACGTTGTCACTATTACCGGATTGACGACAAACGACACGCTCACATTTGGCGGCGCAATCGGTGACAGCGTTTTGCTGTATGCCGCATCCGCAACGCTTTGGGTGTTGGTATCCGTATACAACGTCACCCCGTCAGCCGCGTAGGTTGCCATGATTAGAGCAATCAACCTGCAAGGCACGACTGACGCAAGCGGCGACTTGGTCGTCAGTGCTGGCAACCAGATCACAGGCGCACTTTACGCCGTTGAATGGATTGACGGCGCGTTTGCCGATGGCGTTGACGCGGTTCTGTCAGTTGACCGTGATGGTGGCGCAGCAGACGTTACTCTGCTAACGCTCACGGATGCCAACGTAGATAAGATTTATTACCCGCTGGTATTGTCGCAGGATAACGCAGGCGCAGACATCGCTACTGAGTACACGCGGCAAATTGTCAATGGCACGCTTAAATTGACAGTATCCAGCGGCGGCGCAGCCAAATCAGGCGGCGCGATTGTGTATGTAGAGGCGTAATGACTTTTACATTTACCGCCGACCTTTCGACCGACTTGGCTCTTGTGCGCTTTCACATCGGCGACACGTCCGAAGATGGCGCGTATCTTGCAGATGAAACAATCAACGCGCTACTAACCAGCGAGGGCAGCGTCGGCGGTGCGGTTGTAGCTTCAATCCGCTACATTCTCACTCAGTTGTCTGTGCCGAATTTCAAGAAAGATTGGCTGTCGGTGGACTACGAAAAAGCGCGGGCTGGATATGAGGCGATGCTGAAACAAAAAGCAAGCGAGTTTGGCATCTCTCTCGGCGGCAGCTTTGGGACCGTTACGCGCCCGATGTACAGAGCAGACAGCTACCAGTACACAAGCGCGGAGCGTGCAGAGACAGCCAGCGATAACACGACCATTTTTGACGGTACTCCGTAATGCCTAGACTGACCAGCGCCCGCATAGCCGCGCAAATAGACCGCGAAACACGCGAATTATTTTACACCGACGACGCGACGATTTATCAAGACACCGCGACCACGCTTGACGAATACGGGCAGCCAACCGTTACGACAGTAAGCACGGCTATTGAGTGCAGTTTTACGGACAAGGTCAGCGCGGAGCGGTGGCGAGATTTTGCCGACGTTGCCGAATTTGTCGCAGAGATACGCTTTCAGTCGCCGCCCCCGAACAAAGGCGACCGCATCAAACTAACAACGCTATTCGAGAGCGCATACACTGACAAAACGTATCAGGTCGCCGGAATACGGGATCGTGGCATTATGGGATACGTTTGCGCGTTGAAGGTCGCAGAAATCTAATGAAACCAAGTTTGAAAATAGATCTGAGAGATTTTGACCGCATGATTAACGACATCACGCTCACGGAGCGCGATATGTTGCAGGTCGCCGGTAGCGGAGCGCGTGTTCAGCAAAACGGCCAAAAAATGCGCGTCCCCGTTGACACCGCAGCGACAAAAAACAGCATTATTGCCAAACCTGACGAAGCGAGCGCAACGCGGGTTGTCATGGACATCGGCGCATATACTGAGTACGCGCCAAACATTGAATACGGACGGCGTGACATGCCGAATTATCCAATACAGCCGTTTGTCAGACCGACCGCGACCGAAGACCGCGACCAAACCGTTGACGCAATTGAAGCGGCTTTCAAACTGGTACTCAATAGATGAGCGACACAGAGAGCAGCATCCGCACTTTCGCACTAGTCGATACCGCGATTAACGCGGCGATTGGTTCGCGCTGGTACATTGACCATATACCTGATAATGCCGTGTATCCGCTCGTGCTAATGCGACAGATTGCTAATGATGATTTGTATTCGCAGGACGGCGCAAGCGGTCATGTTGTCACCTATCAATGCGAGGTGTACGCAACCACGAAAGCGGCGCTCAACTCAACAGCAGCAGCAATCAAAGCGCGGTTTGCCGGTTATCGTGGCGCAATGGGTGACGTTGACGCCGGTCGCGTGTGGTGCAGAATTACGCGCGGCGGCTTTGAACCAAGCACGCAGAAATTTTGGCGCGTTATTGAAATTGAATTAGGAACGAACGAATAGGAGTTTTGCAATGGCAGAAACAGCCCTGACAGTACAGAGCATCAAAGCGCCGTTCGCGGCAATCGCGGCCGGTGGAGCGGATTTTACATTCGCCGCTGGCGATGTGGATGACGGGAATTCATTTGCCTGCACCGGCAACGAAATCTTGATTGTCTACAACAGCGACGAAACAAACCCTTACACCGTGACAGTCTCATCCGTTGACGACGAAAAAGGGCGCAGCGAAGACATCACCGCGTACTCGCTCGCCGCTGGTGACTATGCCGTTTTCGGCGTAGGTCTCACAAACTCGCAAGGCTGGCAGCAGTCTGACGGGACAATCAATCTGGCAGTTGAAAACGCGGCCGTGCTGGTTGCTGTTTTGCGTCTGCCATAAGGAGAAAATAAAATGAGTGATGCAATCTGGGGCTATGGCGTAAAACTCAAAAGAGGAAATGGCGCTGACCCCGAAGTTTTTACCGAGATTGCCGAAGTTATCGGCGACGTCTCTTTCACATCAAGTCGCGATGAAATTGATCTTACCAGCCGCCAGAGTGCGGACGGATACCGCGAGAAAATTGGCGGTTTCCGTGATTTTACGGTGAGTTTCGAGGCAAACCACATTCCGACCAACGCCACGCAGGACGAAAGCACAGGCGTTCTCGAGGGCTTCAACTCCAACGCCAACGAGAATTTTCGCATTGTCTACCCTGACAGCGCGGGTTATTACTCGCTCACTGGGTTTCTCTCATCCCACGAGGTGACCGTGCCGCTTGAAGCGCAGGCGACATTATCCTGTGAAATCGTTGGTAGCGGAAAACCCACTTGGACAGACGGCGCGGAAGCGTAGAAAGCAGCACAAAATGGCACTCAGTAAATCCGACATCCTGAAAATCAAGGACATCGAAACCAAAGAAATTTCCGTTCCCGTATGGGGCGATACGGTCTTCATCAAGCAACTTACGCGCGGACAACAGGACGAGTATACTCGCCGCCATTTCGCCACGCCGAAAATGTCGCAGCGCGGCACTCGTCAAGAAATGACATCTGACATCGAGATTTTCGGTCACGATGCTTGGATTTGCG